GGGAACGATACGGTACGGTATAGAAAGAGCGCTCCGTCCGGAGCGCTCTTGGCTTGCACATTTTTAAAGAATAAAAGAAGCCGCCGCAAGCAGATACGCTTGCGGCGGCTTGGCGCAGAAGGAGGGATTTGAACCCTCGCGTGCTTTTTAGACACCTACTCCCTTAGCAGGGGCGAGAAACCCCTTGATTTTTCAGGCATTTGCGGGATTCCGTAGGCTATTTTGTTAGCTACGCGAATACGCTTATCGACACTTTACAGGCCATATTGAAACCGGAATTCCCCTGAATTTGTTAGCTACGCGGGGAATTTTGACGGGCAATCTCGGCGTCACTCAGCGCCTTTGTCGAGGACGTTGATAGCGTTGTGGGCACTCTGCATGTCGGGATGGATATACCGCTGCGTCGTGGAGAACTTCGTGTGACGCATGATCTCTTGAATCAGGCTCGGCGCGGTCTTGGCCAGAGCAAGCGCTGTTGCCGTGGTATGCCGGCATGAATAAGGCGGCAGGTCACGCACCTTTGCCCGAGCGAGTGCGGCGTGATACTCGGTATAGAAATTATCCGCGTTCATGCCGACGATATAGCCTTTTTGGCTTTTGACGTTGGAGAGAATATCCAGCACGAGCGGGTCGAGCCAGTCAGGATAAATCAGCGGCGTTTCTTTTCGCTTTTTGGTTTTCAGACCGCAGCCGATAATTTCATGCGTATCGGTGTGGATCATGTCGGAGGTGCAGCGCAGCAGCTCTCCGGGCATCATGCCGCTATAAATCATCAGGAGCGGGAAGGCAAGAAACTTATCGCCACCGTCGTAAGCTTTCCACAGGGATTTTATCTCATCTTCGGTGAACGGCTTCTGTTCGGTCTCCTCCAGCGGCGGAAGCTCGATAAACTCAGCGAGATTCGTCCGCGCCTGCCCCTCAGCGACGGCACGTTTATATAGCTGCGAGAAAAGCGTTTTCATATCCCGCGCAGGGTAAAACGTTTCGACTTGAGAATCGACGCAGCTTTGCAGATTGTTGATTGTCAAATCGAGCATGGGGACATTCTTCAGCGCCTCCATGCGTTTCCACGCGATATCATACGCACACTGCTTTGACTTCGACAGTGCGTTATAGGCGCTGGTAGACCACCCCTTGTAATAGTCGTTGAGCGTGGGGCGGTAAGCATCTTTTGCCTGAACCTCGACCGGATTCGCGGCAAAGGCCAGCGCCGCTGTCTTGGACGGGAAGCCGCCTTTTGTGCTGCGCCGCTGGTGCAGATTCCCGGAGGCGTCCACGAACGTCTCACACGTCCACATGGCCGTCCACGTGCGCCCGCGTTTATATGCTGTCCCTTGGCCGTTGCCGCGCCCTCTGCGCGTTTGAGCGATCTCCTGCTTTGCACCGCAATATAGGCAGTACGCGCTGATGTCAGGAATCTCCTTTTTACATTTCCGGCATTTCATAGCATCACCCTATAACTATGCCCCCGGTCGGGAGACTGGGGGCTGTTTTTATTTTTCCTTACGATTCCAGCTGAGATCACTCTTCACGGCGAGGGAAATGACAACCAGCGAGAGCAGGACGACGATTATAAACAAGATTGCAAAAGTGCTCGTTCTGGCACTCTTAAACAGACCGGCGGTCGTGACCGATGCGTCGAATATCATGTAGCCGATCAGCGCCATCGCCTGAATCACGCACATGGCGATAAGCGCATATAGCATCGGCCGGTGCGAATAGAGCCGTTTGTCCTTCTCAACGTTTACCTCCGTCAGGCGGCGAACGTCACCGGCCTGCTGGACATTTTCGAGTTCAAGCTCATGGATCTGCTCCGTCAGCTCCGCGACATCGGTGGAGCCTTTAATGCCAAACAGTTCATCCATTGATATACCCAACACGCGGCAGACCGCCGCGAAGTTTAATAGCGCATCCTGATTGTTGACATTTAGCTTCGTAATGAACGAGAGCGGGACGCCGGCCTTTTCAGCAAGTTCCTTTTGCGTCAGCCCCTTGGCGACGCGGGCGGCTTTGATTTTATATGGGTACTCCTTGATATACGATTCCAGTTCTTGAATAGCGGACACAAATGAACGCCTCCGAAAAATAATTTACCGAAAAAGAAAATAAACAAACTATGGTATTTTCTGTATGGGAAAGCGATTTTCTGATTCGGCGCTGGACATTATGGAGATTACCTGCTACCCTGTAACCGTAGCAGATAGTCGGTTTACAAGGGAATATCTGTTACAAGTCCCGCCTCTGATTGCAGCAGGGGCGGGACACCTTGAAATCATTCAGGTACTACAAATTTTTGAATATACAGAACTTCACGAACCAAGCGCACAGCGTCCGACATTTCGGGGACGATTTCCCATTCCCCGGTATCAAGATTATGCACACGCGTTGAACATGACTCCTGAGAGCACTCATGCGTCAGCGATGAGTCAGGACAGCGTGATAAGGCTGCGCATGCGGCATCATACGAGCGAAATGCGAGCGCGACATAAATTCCAGAAACATCGAGCCAAGAAAAATTATTGCATGGCGCGGGAAACGCAGAAAGGCGAGCTTTTACATATTCAAAAAGCTCATTCTGAGATTGGCTGTTGGCTGCGGCGACATCCTGAATATCAGTGACTACTGCGGGCGCAATAAGCGGCGAACGATCATTAAGATCGAGATACATGACTTCGGCAAGGTACACATGAGATGTGTATGATAAGTGCCGCCGTTCTTGCTTGAGAAACTGATACATTGCGTAGCGAACTTGGCGATACTCTCGCCAAGCCCCACTGAGGGGAAGATAATAACATCTGCGGTTGAATTCAGCCCACACTAAATCTCTCGCAGATACGTCCTTTTCTTTGGCAGAGAGAGCTTTCAGTTCATCAACAGATATGCCTATCCAAGGATTCTTATAAGCAAAGACAACAGACTCGTTATCATCAAGCACCTTGCGTCCTTTTTCTGTGACTCGATATTTTCGCTCATCTACTGTCTGTTCCAAAGCATCCACAGGGATTTGGGACACCACAGAAAGAATATCTGCTTTTTTACCTTTGACAGTTATACCGTTTCTTACAGCGATGTCTTTTAATTGCGCAACGGTAAACTTTGGCAGCATATCAAGTGCCGGACAGAACTCAATATATCCCTTCGATTCTAAAGACCGCAAGGCTTGATCCACATCGGATATGCCGAATTTGCGTTCCCACATTAGAGGATAACCGTTCTTTGGATTAGGGTACGAACCGTAAGTGCAGTATTCCAGCAGCATTATGTCTGAGTCCGGCAGAGTTGGCGCAGAAACAACTTCAGGTTTAGGCTCAGCTTTCTGAGCGGGCTGAGGCTCAGGCTTACGTTTGAAAAAATCAAAAATTCCCATAGTTTACACCTCCCTCCTGAGCAAGATTCCATCAGTAAAATGTTAATAAAATATTAACACCGGCAGTACTCAAAAGTCAAGAGCATTATAGTGCCTATATTGCACTTTATATCATTTTTCGTCATATTTAAGAATTTTGACATAAAAAGGAGAGGGGAACGACTTGAACGAAAGCGAAAAAGAGCGGGAGATAGAGAAAATCGTCCGGCTGCTGCGAATGCTGGACATAAAAAAATTACAGAACCTTTATTACCTGGTTCTGTACATGTGAGATAAGGCGAAAGCCCCGATGCGGTTTAATCCGCGTCGGGGCTTTTGTCGTTTTTGAGGTTCTCCTGATAGGCCTCGTAGGTGCGGCCGATGAAAGCGATGACGGTTTTCAGATCGTCGTTCGGCGTGGCCTTCAGTGCGTCAATGAAAGCGTTGACTTCCGGGCTTGACTCACCGGCTGTGACGCTGGCCAGAAATACGGCGCGTTCCTGATCGGGCGTGAGCTGCATATACATTGAGCCCTCGCCGGTACGCAGCCACTCTTCACGGACGCGGAACTCGCGGCAGATCGAGCGGATGGTCTGATCACTCGGGTTAGACTTTCCGGATTCTATCGTACTACAGGACGAGGCAGTTATACCGATGCGCTCTCCGAATTTTTCAAGCGTCAGCCCCTCAGCCTTACGAAGCGCCCTTATACGGGTGTTCATCGGAATCACCCCCTTTCAACATGGAGTATAAGAGCTGCATCTAAAAATGTCAAGAAAAAAATTAGATTATCCAACAAAAGGAGCTTGACTTTTTAGATAATCTGATTTATACTTTGGACAGTCCAAAAAAACAAATCAACTGCGAACACGAAAAGGAGACAAAAACAATGTGGTGTGAAGAAACTATCGTAGAATCTGGCGTCAAGTGTGAATGCTGGGTGAAGCACTACGAAGAGAAGAGCGAGGACTTCGGCCTGAACGGCGGCAGGATCAGCAAGCTGTCAGTCCGAATAGGCAACACCTTCACTGCAAATTATGATCGCGGCTGGGACGTGTACCCCGAGGATGAAATCAGCAAGAAGGTCGTGGCGCAGCTCATAGAACGCTACAACTGAGCGGGAACGGCTTGAAAGGAGCGAGAAACATGCAGAAATATGAAGTAGCCCTTGTGAACAAGGACGGCACCATCGAGCGCGGAGGAATCCCGACCAGCAAGGCACACGCGCAACGCTGGGCGAATGAAAACACAGCGATGTACCCCGACGAGAGGTTCATCGCCGTAGAGTACGAAGCCGCAACGGTCGAATGACCGTCTGCCACCGGGCGGCAATCCCCGCCCACCTTAATGCGGCCTTGCGCGAGAGCGCGAGCCGGTCACAAGCCCGGATAAACGCAGAGTGAGGACTAACGCGAAGCCCGGCGAACGGCGAAAAGAGAAAAGGCATCTGCCCCCAATAAGCAAATGCCTTTCTCTCCGGCTTGTTTACCAGAACGCGGTGCAATCAGGTGCTGCGGCGGAATTACTTTACCGCCGTGCGTAGGCGGTACGCCTGATGCCTGATACGCATATTGGGGCTGCGTTTCTATAGCGCGCCGTTCACTTTGGCAGACCCGGACTGCCTACCCCATCGAGCATCCCGCAACTGCTTTAGTCTGGAACTCAGGGGCAAAAACAGTGCTTTGCACAAGGCGCTGCACAGCAATCACTCCTTTCGTGATGGGATGTGCCAATAGTAACACCGGGCTGCGCGTTAGTCAATTCTTGTTAATAAAGCCCCGCTGGGCGTGAATGGAGGTAAACGACAATGAGCGATGAAATGAAGAAAGAACTTGAAGAGGCGATAGAGCAGCTCAGGCAGCTGCCGCCGGAGAAGCAGAACATGTGTACGGGCTTTGTGCTCGGCGTCAATGCTACGGCGGCACTCAAGGCCACCCAGCCCGCGCCGCAGGACAAGTGAGGAGGCAGAAGGTGACATCCTCAGAAGCTCGCGATTGGCTTGAATCGCTGGACTGTATCGATCTCACACCGGAGCAGGCCGCGAAGGCGCTCAACTGCAACCCGCACGCGATCAGGCTGCAGGCACATGACGCTCCGGAGAAGCTCGGGTATCGCGTTTCAGTTACAAACCGCACCGTCAGGATTCCTCGCCGGCCTTTTATAGAGTTCTGGTGGGGGTCTGCGGAGAATAAGCCGTCGGCATGACCGCGGCAGAAATCAAGGGGGAGAAAACAATGGACAAGCTTACAGCTGCAGAGACACAGTTCCGACAGATGAGCCTTCGCGATCTGGAGAAGTGCGCGGCAGAAGCCGAACACCTCATAACCAAGCGCACGGAGGAGATGTTTGAGCTTGCGAACGAGATTCGACAGCTCGACTATGAAGCTTTCCAGAGGATCAGCACCGCTGTCAATGCGGAGTTGGCCGGGAGGAAAGGAGCCACAGAAGATGGATAACCCGTTATCATGGCTGACCGTGACGGCAGCCGTCGCGTACCTTATCGGCTGCCTGTTCAGACAGGCGGCGTATGAAATCGAAGAGCGCCACGCAGCGAGCGAGCGCGCGTGGAAGGAGGAAGGACTATGAGCACAGGGACAATATGCCTGCTGATCTCGGCGGGCATCATGATAATCGTGACAGTCTATCTTGACATCGTCGGCGAGCAGGTGGCGGAGATCAAGGAGATTGCGGAGGAGCAGGGCTGGGCAGACCCGGCCAAGATGAAGGAGCTGGGCGAGCGCCCGCGCAGCCGCGCCGCGCACCGCCGCAGCAGACCGGCGCCGGCGCCGGCGGTGATGGACGCTCAGTACTTCACCATGCCGGACGGAGAGAAAGTGAGGCGCAGATGAGCAGACCCATATACACTATGACAGACGCAGAGCTTCAGGCTGAGAACGACCGTCTGCGCCGAGAGAATGACCGGCTCTGCAAGGCGCTTGCCGACATGGCCGAGGAGAACGCGGAGCTGCGCGCCAAGTATGACGGCATTGTGTTTGCCATAAAGGCACTCCAGAAAAAAATCAGAGAGGAGGAGAAGAGGCATGCCGGAGGAAGAAAGAGCGGTGCCGGAGCAGGAAGAGTTTAAGCTCCGCTCCTGCAAGCATAAGAACTGCAAGTACCGTGCGGCCAGCAAGAACGCATACGGCGTGTACAACTGCGACTATGCTCTTGTGACCGGCCACACCCGCGCGGCGCAGCACCCCCCAGACAAGCGTCAGCCTGCGGACTGTATGCTGTACGAGCCGCGCACCGGCAAGAAGCCACGGCGTAAGCCCTTTGTACAGACAGGATGAGCACCAAGAAGAAGGATGTGTTCCGGCAGTACATAAGCCTTTGCCCCAAGCACTACCAGAACTTCACCCATGACGGCAAGTACGTCATGATCCACATTGCAGACAACAGCCCCTGCTTTCATTGCGGAAGAGCGGGAGCGCAGTACAGTTACATGCCCAAGTACATGCTCGCGCGTCAGCGGCAGCACAATGCTCCACCAGTGCGCAGCCGCGACACGCGGGCACAGTACCGGGGCGACTGGAGGGAGTCAATATATGGAAACAACAATGACAGCAGCGAGCGCCCGGAAGAAGATGCCCTGCCCTACTGAAGGAGTAGAACAGGCCACACTTTTCTCCTGGGCGCAGATGCGTACTTACTGGTACCCGGAACTGACCCTGATGTTCCACATCCCGAACGGCGGGAAGCGGAGCAAGGCCGAGGCCGGGCGCTTCCGCGCCGAGGGCGTGAAGTCCGGCGTGCCGGACATCTGCCTGCCGGTAGCCCGCGGCGGCTATCACGGCCTATTCATAGAGCTAAAGCGCCAGCACGGGAACTCGACCACAAAGAACCAGGACACATGGCTTGCCGACTTGCGCGAGCAGGGATACGCGGCTGCCGTAGCCTACGGTTGGGAGCAGGCAGCGAAGATCATCACAGACTATATGGAGGAACGTTATGAAGCTTAAAGACATAGCCAAACTATGCAAGGCGCGAGGGATAATAACGCTCACGCAGATGGGCGGCACGCAATGGATCGGAGACTTCGGCGCGACTTTCCCGGCGCTCGGTATGCCGTTCATGGATGAAGAGACCGTGGGCGTGTGCCTTGACTTCGACGAGGATACCAGGAAGAAAGTCAAGGTCTGCAACATCACCTTTACAGACTACGAGCTCGACGAATATGTAGAGGGAGACAAAGAGCTTTCGAGCGTTCTACTCAGATTCCTTTACTACGGCAGGACAGTAGACGCATGGAACACAGCGGACGGAGATATAGTGTTCCTCGATGCGGCATACACAAAGCCGCTGCTCGCGGATGATGATAGGACGCGGCTGTTTGTCCGGCGTAAGATCGGCCGCGACTTCGGGTATGTGATCGGCAAATCCGGGATGTTTGTCACGGCAATTATAGAGCCTATGAGATTCCAGAACGACGACTCCGGGCATGGCCTGTCCCTTTCACACGCGCTGACGCAGGTGCTGAACGAGGTGGACGAGCAGGTGAACGCCGAGCCCGACACAGACCCGGAGCCGGGCGAGATCGTATGAGTGACAGGCTCACACACCTATCGCTGTTCACCGGTATAGGGGGGCTTGCCCTCGCTGCCGAGTGGGCGGGATTCGCCACCGTGGGGCAGTGCGAATGGGCAGACTACCAGACCAAGGTACTTGAAAAGCACTGGCCGGATGTGCCGCGGTGGCGAGATATCCGAACCCTGACAAAGGAGAGTTTCTATGAGCGCACAGGACTACGAACAGTTGACGTTATTTCCGGGGGATTCCCCTGTCAGCCATTCAGTGTGGTTGGAAAGCAAAAAGGTAAAGGGGACGATCGTTACCTCTGGCCGGAGATGCTCCGAGTTATCCGAGAGCTGCGCCCGCATTGCGTCGTCGGTGAGAACGTACCTGGAATCATCAAGATTGCCGCCGGGCAGGTGGTCGAGGATCTGGAGCACGCTGGCTATAACGTCGTCGTGTTCAATTATGAAGCTGCGGCTGTCGGAGCTTGGCACAGAAGAAGCCGGGTCTTCTTTGTGGGCTACGCCAAACACGATGGACAGCATGGACTGCCGCAGCTACGAGGCAATGAAGAGACAGGCAACGAACGGCGGCAGGAAGAACCGGCGCCGGCCCAGCAATTTGAGGGAGCAGGTAGACCCGCTGATGCGCCAGGCATACGAGGATGCGAGAGCGGAGGCGAACGGTCTTGTGCCGACGCCAACAGTAAATGGGAACAACAATGCACCGGGCAGCAGCGCGAAAGCAGGTATGGGACTGGCAACATACGCGAAGCTGTTTCCCACACCAAGGGCGAACGAGTACAAGGACACACTGCAATCTGTCCCGCCATCGCGGCAGAAAGAACCGGGCAAGTGCAACCTGACGCAGGCAATAGCACTGGAGAAGTTATACACCACGCCATGTGCGGCGGGCAGCCAGGGCAGCACGGGCGGTGGGAATCACAGGAGCTTGCGGACGGACGTTGCTGGGCAGCTGAACCCGGCGTGGGTAGAGTGGTTAATGGGCTTCCCAATCGGGTGGACAGACTTAAATGCTTAGGCAACGCTGTTGTACCGCAGCAGGCGTACCCGATATTCAAAGCGATAAAGGAGGAAATGGAACGTGGCGAAACTTGAAACGTTCCCTCAAAAAACATATCGCACTATCTACATAGACCCACCGTGGCCAGAGCGTGGCGGTGGCAAGATTAAGCGCGGAGCGGACAGACATTACAACCTGATGAGTATTGCAGAAATTAAGGCTATGCCCATTGAGCAGCTCGCTGATCCTGACGGCTGCCATCTGTATTGCTGGGCGACGAACAACTATCTTCCGGATGCTATCGACTGCGTAAGAGCGTGGGGCTTTGAGTATGTCACCGTGATTACATGGCTGAAAGACAGGCAGGGGCTTGGACAATACTACCGAGGACTGACAGAGCACTGCATCTTCGCCACGACAAAAAAGCGCTTGCCGTACAAGCTCACGGAAGAGGGCAAGCGCTGCCAAGGAGCGACGGGATTTACAGCCCCCAAATCAATTCACAGCAGGAAGCCTGAGAAAATGCGGCAGATGATAGAAAGAGTAAGCTATGCCCCGCGCATAGAGATCTTTGCAAGGCAGCACGCGCCGGGCTGGGATGCGTGGGGAAATGAAGTGGAGGAATGATAATGGCGATTTACTATGAAGCAAAGGCACTGGAGCGGGCGATAGACACTGCACCGAGGATAACCCCAAGCACAAAGAGTGTGCTGAAGAAGATCATACGCAGCGCACCGGTGGTGGATGTTGTGAAGGTGACTCGCTGCAAGGACTGTAAGCATTACATAGGGCTTGCCGAGTGTGAATTTGTAGGACATTTCAGCGGTGGCACGGATTACTTTTGTGCTGACGGAGAAAGGAAAACAACATGAGACTTACGACAAATACTCCACAAGGCAATTTAGAACAGTCGCTGAATCTGTTCTATGCCAAAGACGGCGAAACGTGGGTGCGCGGATACGGAGAGAACGGTACAGACATCGCCCTGCTTGATTTAATGCGAAAGCTTATATGCCGATATATGGAACCAGACGAGATTCCGGAAACCATGTCTGATGAGGATGTTATGTTTGCAATGGTGGATTGGCTGTATGGCGGAACCGATAGCATGGAGGGCGTGTTAGCACTTCTCTATCTTGCGGGGTGGGTATGCGCGGAGCTGCGCGAACTCCTCAAACGCTTTGAGGACAAGGAGAACGCCAATGGCCGATGGGTTCCGTTCCACAGTCAGGCCGCGGGGAATATTTGGTACTGCTCTGCTTGCGAAATTGGATTTGCTGCACGGATGAAATACTGCCCCAACTGCGGCGCGAGAATGGATGCACCGAGTAATCTCGCAGAACTCGAAGATGCTGAACGCAGGAAAAGAATAAGGGCTCTCCTCGAAAAAGGAGTGACAGACAATGACTAAACATAAAAAGTGCTACGGCAAATGTGACCGCTGCGTGTGGAAAAATAACGGCGGCTGCTCAGAATGGAGGAAAGTAGTAGATGCGACCGATTGACGCCGACGCGCTCATAGAGAATCATTTCTCTGATGACCACAGGATAGCGCTTTCACATGCGAACAAGGTATGGATGCGCAAGATTATAAACGACGCACCGACACTTGAGCATATCCCTACGCGGCATGCTCGTTGGCACAGACCTTATGTCACGTGGCTATGCCTACTTAAAATCAAGAGCCCGTATTGCTTTTGCACGAACTGCGCGGCATGGGTAAAGGCAAAAAAGATAACGAGGTATTGCCCCAGCTGCGGCGCGAAGATGGACGGAGGTGATGACGATGCCTGATTGTAAAGCCTGCGGAGCGTGGTTCGGGTCTGTCACGCCGCAAGATTTGTGTCCCGCTTGCGAAAGAGCATTAGTGCGGCTAAAAGGCTACGCAGTTCCAGTGGTGCGGTGCAAGGGCTGTAAGCATTACAGGATATTTCTGAGACGGGATATGTGTGCGAAAAACGCCCAAGTGCTTGACGGACATGAAGTGGGCTTGACAGCCACAAACCCGGATAATTTTTGCAGCTACGGAGAAAGGAAGAGCGGATGAAAGCAGTTCTAATCAGCATACGTCCGGAGTGGTGTTCAAAGATCGCGAGCGGCGAGAAGGCGATCGAGGTACGGAAAACGCGCCCAAAGCTGCCTCCGCCGTTTAAGGTGTACATCTACTGTACGAAGGACACAAAAAAACAGTTCTGGACAGGGCCAAGATATTCCTATGTGGACGATCACAGCCATAACCCATTTGACAAGTGCGGGAGCGGCAAAGTCATTGGCGAGTTTCTTTGCAATTTGATTATTGAGGATTGCACGTTCGGCCATAATGAAAGGCTTTATAGAGCGGCCTGCATGAGCCCGTGCGATGTGGCGGCGTATGCAATGCAGTCGCCAATGTACGGCTGGCACATCGCTAACGTGAAAATCTACGACAAACCGCGAAAGCTAAACGCGTTCTACAAGAAGTGCTCGGAGTACACGGAACTCGGCACAAATTGTTTCGACTGCAAGTACGAATGCGGGACTGACGAAGTTGAATGCGCTTCAGAGGGAAGATTGCATCTTCATTGTGCCCCGCAAAGCTGGTGTTATGTGGAGGAGCAGCAATGACCAAACATAAAAAGTGCTACGGCAAATGTGACCGCTGTGTGTGGAAGAACAACGGCGGCTGTTCAGAATGGAGGAGAAGAAAATGATGAGTTACGAAGACAACAGAAATTGCATTAGCGGCGCGGAGTCGGGGACGCTTCAGACCAATACAGCCCCGCTTTCGAACATGATGGATCAGGCAAATAACATGGCGCAAGAAATTCTGATCAGGGTACAAAAGATAAATGCTTGCATGTTTGGTGTGAGCACCCCCGACAGAGACGAGGCACCGTATCCAAAGTGTTTCCAGGAAGTTCTCACTGATCAGCTCAAGACGCTTAACGAAGCGACGTGCGAGCTTGCGGCAATAATGGATAAGCTGGGGGTATGAATTGATGCCTGAATTAAAACCTTGCCCATTCTGCGGCGGAGAAGCAAGACTTCAACACAAAGCAGACGCATCATTCGTGGGGTGTACCTCATGCGGTGTACGAGGCAGCTACGTTCCGATGTCGTACCGGTATTCAAGTGACGCTGAAGCAATCGAGGCATGGAACAGGAGAGCAAGCGATGACGGAGGAGCGGGAGCATGACGCGCCCGCCCTCCCCGCAAGCACAAAGTAGATTGTAAGGTGCTGCCGTGAACCGGCAGCACCTTAGAGCCCACTTTGAATGAACGACAAAAAAGAAGGAGGGCTTAAGCCTCCTTCTTCAGAGCCTGTTTTATAAGGTTCTCGACATAGTTCGAGATCGTGCGGTTTTCAGCTTCGGCTGCGGCTTGAAGCTGCTCTTTGAGCTCGGGAGTGAGCCGGATTTCAAGGCGTTCTGTTTTAGCCATCATCTCACCTCGTATCCCACGATCTCGAACTGATCTTCGTCGGCTTCTACATAAACCGGGAAGAGGCGCAGGCCGTCGGCATCGTAGTACTCGCCGTTCCAGAACTGATCACCATACTGCTCGAACCACTCACCGAGTGCGTTCACATTGTCGGGGGTCTCATTTGCTTTGACGGCTTCAAGAAGCTCGGAGTAAGAATATCTATTCATTGAAATTTCCTTTCTGCCCGTGGCGGGCTGCACATATTTCTGATGTGCCCTTATTGTACGACAATGTACGTACAGAATCAAGAGGCAGAATGCACAAAGTTCCACGGGGAATAACAGCACAATCACTATAAAAACGCACCTTTGTAACTATATAAAAATAAAAAGAAACGCGCGTGCGTTTCTTGCGAGACTTTTAGGACGCTAACATAAGGACACGGAGATAAAAAGGATGAGGATACCGATGGAATACAAGATCATAAGCGGCTCTGTCGTGGAGATCAAGCGGACATGGATGTCTGCTCGATCGAACACAAAGAAGCCGAGGGGAACACGCATAGCCGGGAATACCTCTGAGAGAAAAATCAGACAGAACGAGATCGAGAGAGTGAAGCAGCTTGCCCGGATATTGAACGCGAACCTTGAAAAGGGATGGATCCTCGTCACTCTGAAATACGACGATGAACATCTCCCGTCCGACTACGCAGCCCTGAAGGAGAACGGGAAGAAGTTCTGCCGCGCTCTGCGCGCTGCGTTCAAGGCAGAGCATGACCGCAATCCTCGCATGATATTCGTGAATGCGAACTGGAGCCCGGAAGAGAACCGTCCGGCTCGCTTCCATCATCACGTGGTTATGGAGGGCTGCAGCTGGGATATGCTCCGCGATATCTGGCCGACAGTGAACGGCGTCAGCATAGAGCCTATCGACGGGCGCGCCGATCACAGCGCTCTCGCATACTACCTCGTTCACAATGTTCACGGTCTGGAGCCGGGGCAATGCTCATGGAGCACGAGCCGCGGCAATCTTGCCAAGCCCATTTACACAGAACCCGAACCCGTTGAGGACGTCGAGGATATTCAGGTCATACCGACAGCGAATCAGACGGCGTTTGAGCGCCTGGACGATGAGGACGGACGCCCCGTGAGTACATACATCCGCTGCGTATTGCCTTGTAAACCGACCATCCGCGGCCGGCAGATTATATTACCCCGCCCACCGAAGAGAGGCGGACGGAAACGGCGGCAGGAATAAGCCGCAGAAAGGAGCGAGACATGAAAAACAAAAGCAACATGGTTTACGACCACCTGTGCGCAGATTGTTACCGAAAGCTAAACACGCTGTACCGCCTGCATGACGTGCCGCTCGAACGCCAGCGCGGAGGCCGGGGCAAGTGCGGCCTGTGCGATTTTCGCGGGGAGCTAACGGAGATCGAGTACGACAGAGTGAAAGACAAGCGTTCGCCGGAAGAGCGGGCGCGGCTGCGCGCGGAGCTGAACGCCCCGCCGAAGACCCGCGAGGAGATCAGACGGCAGGAAGAACCGGCGCCGGCACCGAAGGACTACGGCTTCACGCGACAGACCTTCCTCGACCTCGCCGCGCTGGACAAGCTTTGACAGGAGGGCGGGGAGATGAGTAAACCGAGGTACGATTGGTGGGGCTACGTGAAGAAAACCCTTTACCGGTATCCGGACAACCAGCGCCCGGCGGAACGACGCGCAATCGAGAAAGCAATCAAGACGACGCGCGACAGCTGCGCGGATGCAGACGAGCGGCTCGAACTGGTCCGGCTGATATACTGGTCGCGCATTCGCTACAACATCCCCGGCGCGGCGCTCGCGCTGCCCGGCATATCTGAGGCGACGGCCAAAAGATGGCACCGCGATTTTCTCAAAGCCGTTGCCGGAAATTTAGGGCTTGTGGACGGCAGAAAAAAATGAGCCACGAAAGCCAAAAGAAATTGATATCATATCCGCAGAAGGTCAGATAATCCTCTCTTCATTCTCTCCTTTTCTGCGGCAAAGCGGAAAGACGCTTGACAGCCCGGACAGACGGGCTTTTTTCACACCCGCGGGTGGTTCGCCGGGCGGGTAAATGAATCCGGAGAATCCGGAGTCCATAAAAAAGGAGCGGGATCATGCAAAAGATGAACATCGTTTACAAGCGGCTCGATGAGCTGCGGCCATACGAAAACAACGCGAAGACCCACCCGGAATCACAGCTTGCCAACATTGCCCACAGCATCGCGACGTATGGCTGGAAACAGCCGGTGGTAATAGACCCCTATGGAGTCATCATCGTCGGACACGGGCGTGTACAGGCGGCACAGCGGTCAAACGTGCTGCGAGACCAGCTTGTACCGTGCATTATAGCCGATGATCTGACCGAAGAAGAGATAGCGCAGTTCAGAATCGTCGACAACAAGTCGGCGGAGTCCCCATGGGACATGGATGCACTCGCGGCCGAGCTTGAAAAGGTCGACCTGTCGGGATTTGATTTTGATTTCGGGTTCGAGGACAAACTGAGCGCCGAGGTAGTCGAGGACAATTACGTGCCGGAGCTGCCTGAAAAGCCGAAAGCACGAGCGGGCGCTGTGTATCAACTGGGGGGGCACAGGCTGATGTGCGGCGACAGCACGAAACGCGAGGATGTGGAGAAGCTGTGCGCCGGTATCCAGATGGATTTACTCTTGACCGACCCGCCGTATAACGTGGACTACGAGGGCACGGCTGGAAAGATCAAGAATGACCACATGGCATCGGATAAGTTCCGTGAGTTCCTCACGGCGGCGTTCCGGAATGCGGCTGCTGTGATGAAGCCCGGAGCGGGATTTTACATTTGGCATGCTGACTCGGAGGGATATAACTTCCGCGGGGCCTGCATGGATAGCAAATTCCAGATCCGGCAGTGCCTGATCTGGGTGAAAAATACGCACGTCATGGGGCGGCAGGACTTCCAGTGGAAACACGAGCCTTGCCTATACGGAGAGCGGGAGATCGAGGAAGATGAAATACCACTCGGCGATGAGACACAGCCGTGTTTGTACGGCTGGAAAGATGGCGCGCGGCACTATTTCTTCAAAAACCGCAAGCAATCCACCGTGCTTGAGTTCCCGAAGCCGATAAAGAGCAAGGAGCACCCGACGATGAAGCCGGTACGCCTATTCGACTACCAGATGCAGTGCTCGACGCACACCGGGGACAGCGTTCTCGACCTGTTTGCCGGGAGCGGGACGACAATCATAGCGGCGGAGCAGAACGGGCGGCGTGCATACTGCATGGAGTTTGACCCACACTACGTTGACGTGATAATCGACCGCTGGGAGAAATTCACTGGCGAGCGGGCGGTGCTGCTGAATGAATGAGTGGCAGGCGCTCGAACGCTGTAAACATCTGCTGACAAAACAGCAGTACAGAACGATAAAAGGCCAGCTCCGAGCGGGCGATACCGCGGGAGCGATGCGAGGCTTGATAAAGCTGACAGGAGGAGGTGAGCCACATCGCAGCCAAGAAGAAGCCCGGCACGAAAAAGAAACCGGCAGCCGGAGGGAAGCCCAGCGCAAGGGGCAAATATGCGCCGTGGCGCACCGAGAGCGGGCTTGAGCTGCTCGCCGCCTGGGCGCGCGACGGCTGCACCGATGAAGACCTCGCGAAAAAAATAGGCGTCGCTCCGTCGACCTTTTACGACTGGAAGCGCCGCTTCCCGGACATCGCCGCGGCGGTGTCCAAAGGGAAAGAAATCGTGGACATAAAAGTCGAGAACGCGCTGCTGAAGCGCGCTCTCGGCTACACGTATACCGAGGTCAAAAAAGAGGGCACCGTAAATGGCATAAAAAACGGCACGGCAAAGGTCACGGTAACAGAGAAAACCATGCCCCCGGACGTGGCTGCCATAATCTTTTGGCTGAAGAACCGCAAGCCGGAAGTATGGCGCGAGATCATAACCGAGACGCAGGAGCTGCTGGAGGACGACGGTTTCCTTGAGGCGCTGAACGAGAAGGCGGCGAGAATATGGCAAGACGAAGTGTAAGGAGCGCCGGATTCAAGTTTCAACCGTTTTCCCACAAACAGAAGCAGGTTCTGACATGGTGGATGCCGTCGAGCGGAGTTTCCGACTATGAGGGCATCATCGCTGACGGCGCGATCAGAAGCGGAAAGACGGTGTCAATGGCACTGTCCTACGTCATGTGGGCAATGGCATCGTTCCGGGAAGAGAACTTCGGCATGTGCGGAAAGACAATCGGCAGTTTCCGGAGAAACGTCCTCGGCCCGCTGCAGCGAATGCTGCGGACTCGGGGGTACAGATACGTCTATCACCGTGCGGACAATTACATCGAGATACGCCGCGGCTCGGTGATAAATTATTTCTACATATTCGGCGGCAAGGATGAAAGCAGCCAGGACTTGGTGCAGGGCATAACGCTCGCGGGCGTGCTGTTTGACGAAGTGGCGCTGATGCCTGAGAGCTTCGTCAACCAAGCGACGGCGCGATGCTCGGTCGAGGGTTCAAAGTTCTGGTTCAACTGCAACCCGGACAGCCCGGAGCACTGGTTCAAGAAAGAATGGATTGATAAGCTCGGCGAGGAGAGCGGGAAGCATTTGATTTATCTCCATTTCACGATGGACGATAACCTCTCCTTGAGCGAGGAAACGAAAGCCCGATACCGCGGTATGTACAGCGGTGTGTTCTACCAGCGCTTCATCCTCGGCGAGTGGTGCGTGGCCGAGGGGCTTGTCTACACCGAGTTCACGGATGGGAACATCAAGACCGAGCACGCGGCGAATCCTCAGCGCTGGTTCATCTCGATAGACTACGGCACGTTCAACGCCTTTTCGGCGGGACTATGGTCATGGGACGGAAAGAAAGCGCAGCGGGAGCGGGAGTTTTACTATTCTGGCCGCGAGGAGCGGGAGCAGCTGACAGACGACGAATACTACGCCAAGCTTGAAGAGTTGGCGGGTGACCTGACGATCAGCTGCGTAGTAATAGACCCGTCGGCGGCGTCATTTATAACGCTGATCCGGAAAAAGAAACGATTCCAGACCAAGAAGGCAAAAAACGACGTGCTTGACGGCATCCGCTTCACGGCGGCGTGCCTGAAGGCGGGGCTGATAACCGTTCACGAGAGCTGCGAGAGCTGTCTGCGGGAGTTCAAGCTGTACCGCTGGAACGAAAAAGCCACGACCGACACGGTCATCAAAGAGAATGACCACGCGATGGACGACACCCGGTATTTCGCATACACGATTCTGCGCCCATTGCTGCGCAGTGCGTATAAAGACGGCAAAGACAAAACCATTTCGACGATATTTGGAGGGCAATATCTATGAGTTTCCTGACCTATCAGGACTTCGAGACTGTGAAGCCGGAAGAGCTCGCAGACTTCGTAAAGCGTGCAATCGCGGAACATAAGGCCAGCGTAGAGTACGAAATCGCCTTGACGGCGGATCAATACGACAAAAAGCGGAACACGACAATCTGCAACTACGTCCAGACCATGATGGATGTGACCGGCGTTCGTATCGTGGATATCACGGCGGCGAACAATAAAATCTGCTCCAACTTTTTCCACAGGCTGAACACGCAGCGGAATATGTACTCTCTGGGCAACGGCCTAACGTTCGAGAAAGAGGAGACAAAAAAGAAACTCGGCAGGAATGCCGATGTGAAGATCAAGCAGGCTGCGTATAAGGCGCTGATCCACGGCCGGAGCTTCATCTTCTGGAACGGCAGCCAGATGTATGTGTTCCCAGTCACCGAGTTCAAGCCGCTGCCGGACGAGGACACCGGCGCGGTGAGAGCGGGAATCCGATTCTGGCAGCTTGCCGCTGATAAGCCGCTGATCGCCGTGCTCTACACGGAGCGCGGCTACAAGAAGTTCATATACCGGAAGGACAGGCAGCCCGAAGCAATACCGCCTGAGCTGGATAGATACACGGCCTACAAGATCACGATACGTAAGGTCGAGGCCACGGGAGAGGTCGAGGTGGCCGGGGAAGAGAACTGGAACGGCGTCCTGCCGATAATCCCGCTTTACGGCTCGGAACTCAAGCAGAGCACCCTTGTCGGTATGCGCGAGCAGATAGATTCCTTTGACCTCATCCGTTCCGGATTCGCGAACAATCTTCAGGACTGCGCGGAAATATACTGGATTGTCAAGAGAGCGGGAGGCATGGACGATGCGTCACTTGCTGAGTTCCGCACCCGCTTGAAGACGCAGCACATTGCGTCGGTAAATTCCGAATATGACGACGGCGAGAATGATGCTGCCGAGCCGTACACCCAGCAGATACCGTATGAAGCCCGGAAAGAATACCTGCAGGAGATCAGAGCGGGAATCTATGAGGACTTCGGCGGACTGGATGTGCATACCATCGCCGCCGGCGCCACGAATGACCACATTGACGCCGCCTATCAGCCCATGGACGAGGAGGCGGACGACTTCGAGTTCCAGATCATTGAGTGCATTGTGGCGCTGCTCGCGCTTCAGGGCGTATCGGAAGAGGACGCGACGCCGAGCTTCAAACGTAACCGAGTCAGCAACCAGAAAGAGCAGACGGACATGGTCATGGAGGCACTGGACCTGGTGGGAGAAGAGCTGGCGTTAAAAAAGCTGCCGTGGCTTTCGGCAGATGAAGTCGCGGCACGAATTGACGCTATGGAGAACAACAACATCACCCGCTATGGCAACGATTTTGGCACCGGCAACAACAAAAATCCCCCGGCCAATAACGCCGGAGGCGAGGAGTAAAACATGGAGCGGGATGAAGGCCGCGTTCTGACGGACGAGATACTGCTTGAAATTGAGAAAGAGATTCGCCGCACGTTTGCGGCTGCGAGCGTGGAGCTCATGCAAACGATAGACGAGCATTTTGCCAAGCTGGCCGACAAGGATCGCGAGATGCAGCTGCTGTTAGAGGCGGGAAAGATCACGGCGGAGCAGTACAAACAGTGGAGACTTGCGTATATCGGCCGGGGGAAGCGCTTCGAAGAGCTGCGCGATAAGCTGGCGGAACGTGTCACACGCGCGAATGAAGCCGCCGTGGCTTACGTCAACGACAGGACGCCCACGATATACACGATCAACCGCAACTATGCGGCGTACAGGGTAGAAAAAGCCACGAGGTATAAATACAAAAGCTTCACGCTGCTTGACGAGGACACAATCCGCCGCCTGATAATGGAGCACCCGGATTTGATGCCGTACTACCCAGCAAAACGGGCGCTTGCACGCGGGATAGATTTGGAGTATGGGCGTAAACAGATCACGGCAGCTGTCACGAGCGGGATCATACAGGGGAAGAGCACTCGCAAGATTGCAAAGGACTTGCGCGACCGACTCGTCAACATGAATGTCGAGAGCGCGATACGCACAGCCCGCACCGCCGTCACGGCGGCGGAAAACGGAGGCCGGGCAGACACGTTCAAACGCGCGGCAGACATGGGGATAAAGGTCACGCAGCGATGGCTTGCGACGCTGGATTCCCGAACACGTCCGGCGCACCGCCATGCAGACGGACAAATAAGGGCCGTCGGCGAGCCGTTCGAGGTCGGCGGCGAGAAGCTTATGTTCCCTGGCGACCATTCACTCGGCGCGAGCGGGTGGAATATCTACAATTGCCGCTGCGGCCTCATAACTGAGACGGACAAACAGTTCGAACGGGAGCCCACCATGCGCAGAGCCCGGAACCCGGAAACAGGCAAATGGGAGGTCATCCCGGATATGCCTTACGATGAGTGGGAAGTGTGGAGCGGGAAGCGGGACGGCAACGATGTGCTCCCGGAGTATCTCGCTTATGCAAGCCCTGAAGCAGGCAGAATCGCATACGGAGACGGGTACGACCGCGGGCAGCATAAGGCGGAGATAAAAGTAGCTCAATGGCTGAACAACAATTTCGGCGGCAACATTGAGCTGCTGAGGGAACTGGACACAGACAAAAAGAAAACACCGGATTACCTGTGGGACGGAAAACAATGGGAATTAAAGACTGTATCCAGCACCAAAGCCATAGACAGCGCTCTCCGCAGCGCACTGAAGCAGATAGCAGAAAAGCCCGGAGGAGTTATCTTGGACTGCTCGGAGGTGGAGGCCCGCGCCGATGAGCTGCAGGAAGCTATCGAATATCGAATGCAGCGAAGCGGCCAGTTCTCGGCGGATGTAATCGTATTCCGCAATGGGAAAGCAACAAATGTTTTTAGATATAAAAAATAAGGTCCACCTCCACCAATAAGGGGCGGGGGCGAACCTTGGCGCAGAACCTTTCGGGACTGCATGTATATTATATACCACCTACGGCGAAAAAGTCAACGACAAAAGAGGCAAATGATTATGAGCAATTTTTCTTTTGGCTGGGAATTTAATATAAGCGATATGCGAGAGCAGGTCAAAGCGGCTACGAAAGAGCAACTACTGAGAGGACTATATCGCATTGGAATGAAAATGCAGGAGTACGCGGCGAAACTTTGCCCTGTTGACACCGGGGTACTGAGAGACTCAATCACATTTCAGGTCGACCCGGATGAACCGTCTGTAACGCTGGGGACGGACAATGAGTACGCATTATACGTTGAGTTAGGTACGGGACAATATTCGGAGATCGGCGGAACGCCATTGAAGCGCTGGGCATATAAAGACCCGTTAACTGGAGAGTGGAGAATTGGCGTTCCACAGAAACCGCGGCACTTCATAAAACCGGCAGTTGCGGATCACATTGAGACCTTCAAAGCCATTCTGGAGGACGCGCTTTCCCACGATTAAAAAATGAGCCACAAAAGCCAAATGAATATTTTAGAATAAGCTCACAACGAAAGTTGTGGGCTTATTTTTTATGCCCACTCCTGCGGCGAGGAACTGCCGCCGAAGAACCGAAAAAGGAGAATAAACATGGCACTCACAAGAAAAGGCCTCAAAGCAATGGGGCTGACGGATGAGCAGGTCGACAGTGTGATCGAGCTCCACACCGAGACCATCAACGGACTCACCACTCAGCGCGACGAATATAAAGTCGCAGCTGATAAGCTTCCGGGCGTTCAGAAGGAATTGGACGAGCTGAAAGCGGCCGATGGCGGTTACAAGAAAAAGTACGAGGAAGAACACTCGGCCTTTGAGACTTACAAGTCTGCACAGACCGCCAAGGAAACCAAAGCCGCAAAAACCACGGCAGTGCGCAAGTATTTTGAGAGCAAGGGCATCACCGGCAAGAGCCTTGAAATAGCTATGCGCGGAGCGGGAGCGGAGATCGATGCAGCCGAGCTTGACGGTGAAAAGCTCAAGGACACCGCAGCACTCGACGCCCTCGTCACCGGCGATTTTGCGGGGCTGGTAGGCAAAATAATCAACAAGGGAGCGGGTGTGGAAACACCTCCCGATGGCGGAGAAGAGAAAGACTTCTCAAAGATGACCGACGCTGAATATTTCGCATATCAGCGCGGACTCAAGAAAGGATAATCAAAAATGGGAAATACCTTTATCACCATGCAGAACATCGCCCGCCAGACGCTCATGCGCCTGCACGAGAACCTCGTTCTGCCGAACCTCTGTTACAGAGACTATTCCAGCGACTTTTCCGACCTCGGCGACACCATTCAGGTCAAGAAGCCGGTGGTACTTGAGGCGAAGAGCTTCAAGGACGGAGACACTGTCCAGCGTCAGGACATGAAGGAGAGCTCCGTCGCAGTGAAGCTCGATAAGATCGCAACCGTTGACGTGAAGTGGGGCGCAATCGAGGGCGCGACCAACCTCACCGAGGCGAAGCTTCAGACCGACTTCATCGAGCCTGCCGCCGTAGCCCTGGCCGAGAAGATCAACCGCGACGGCCTTGCGCTGTACTCGCAGATTCCGGGCGTTCTCGGCACTGCGGGCACCACGCCGGACGATCTTGCGGCGCTGTCTGCGATCCGCAAGTATCTCAACAAGAACAAGGCACCGCTCACCAACCGCCGCGCGGTATGGGACGTCGAGGCAGACGCAAAGCTGTCCGAAATCCCGAACCTGACTCGCGTCTCCGAGGCCGGCACTCCGCAGACCCTGCGCGAGGGCGAGATCGGCCGCCTGTTCGGCCTTGATAACTACATGTCGCAGGGCGTGCTTGAGCACGCAGTCGGCGCGACCGGCACAGTGCTTATTGATGGCAAGGCCAATGCAGGCGCTACCAGCATTCATGTTGACGGCCTCACGACTGCGTTCAAGGTCGGCGACCGCTTCACCATCGCGGGTGACGCCACCAGCTACGTTGTCACCGGAGCGGGCGCGCTCGAAACCGCTGATCAGGACATCGAGATTGCTCCGGCACTCCAGAAGGCCGCGGCTGACAACGCTGCCGTCACTGTCGGCGGAGCTTACACCGCGAATATCGCATTCCACCAGAACGCGATCGCTTTCGTCACCCGCCCGCTGATGCTCCCCAAGGGCGTAGAAGCCTATGTTGCGAGCGACGAGTACAACGGTGTTTCCGTCCGCGTGTACCGCGGCTTCAATACCGAGACCAAGCAGGAAGTAATGTCCATGGACGTGCTGTACGGCTATAAGCTCATTTACCCCGAGCTTGCTTGCGTATACATGGGCTGATAAACAAAGGAGGACGGCAGCATGAATGAAACGCTTGACGAAGTATGCGGATTTCTCCGCAACTGGTTTACAGTGCCGGGCGGTGTTCATGTCGGTACCTACACCGTCGTCGACGGGGCACTCGCGCTGCCGTTCCTCCAGAACGGGCAGTACTACCGGATAATCGGGAGCGTGTTCAACGACGGTATCCACCGCTACGGCGCGCTCGACGACCAATTGACCCCTGAGAGCTTCCACGGGGCCGTCTGGGCGCTCGCAATACCACAGGCGGTCATAGCCATTGCCAAAGAGATCGAGGAATGGAGCGCCCAGAACGCGGCGACAGTGGCAAGCCCATACCAATCCGAGAGCTTCGGCGGGTATAGCTACAGCAAAGCAGCGCCGAGCGGGAACGGAGTACAGAAGACTCTGACGTGGAGAAATGTGTTCGCGGCCAAGCTTGCGAGATGGAGGAAGTTATGAGTCTGTACGAAAGCTTTTATGAGCTTTGCACGATCATGAACAAGGTCAAGGAACGCGACCCGGAGGGCGGCATCGTCAACACATGGACGGAGGGCATCGAGATACAGGTTGCGTTTCAAGATATGTCCCCGGTCGAGCAAATGGCGGCGCAGCAGGCCACGGTGCAGTATACCGACACCGTGATCACCCCGAAGGGCACGTCGCTCGATGAACAGGATGTGTTCAAGCATGGCGACAGCTACTTCATCGTCGTAGGCATTCCGAGCGCCGCGCCGCGAGTGGCGTCGTTCGATTTCGAGCGCTACAACGTCAGAAAGCTGGTGACGCTTCCGTGACGAAGGCAGCAGCGCTGTATACGTTCTTCTCGGGCTTCGGCCTCCCGGCGTACCCAGCCGCAGCCGAAGCAGACACGGCTTTTCCGTATCTGGTGTACGAACCGAACATTGGCTCAATCGATGACGGTTCCGTGCCCATCGTGGTCAACCTCTGGTACTACGGCAAAAGCGAGTTAAACATAAATGCTAAAGTGCAGGAGATATCAACAGCGATCGGCGGAGGAGTGTATCTTCCGTGCGATGGCGGAGCGGTGCTGATTCAGCGCGGCTCGCCATTCTCACAGGCACAGACCGACCAAGCCGACGACAACATCAAAGGCCGCTATCTGCAGATAACGGCCGATTACCTTACACAGGACTGAGGTGCAGAAATGAAATTTACCAAGATACCGACAAATACATTTAAGGAACTTGCCTTGAATGCGGGGGTTATTCTCAGCGAGTTCAACCCGGCGGCGCCCTCCACCGCCCCTGATGATAGTAAAATTCTCGGCGCGACAAATGGCGGCAGCAACTTTTCGGCGGTACCGTCGATAATCGATAACGGCGACGGAATCGATAATTGCCCGCGCAACACAAAAGAACTGGCGCAGTGCGACGGCTGGACCGTCAAGCTGTCCACTACTTTCGTGACGATGAATAATAATCTCGGGAAGAAGCTGATCGCAGCGGCGGACATCGACGGCACCGACACCACTAAGATTACGCCGCGCGTCGACCTCAAGGATACCGACTTCGGCGACATCTGGTATGTCGGTGACTATTCCGACAAGAACGGCGCGACGAAGGGTGGGTTCATCGCCATCAAGATAATCAACGCCCTGTCGACAGGCGGCTTCACGCTGCAGTCGGCGAACAAGGGGAAGACCCAGTTCAGCGCGGAGTTCACGGGATTTACCAGCATAGAAGATCAGGAAACGGTTCCGTTTGAACTGTACATATCCGCTGGCGCAGCAGAAACGGGCGGTTGATATGAGGAAGCTTTCAGAAATTAAAGGCAAGGGCGCGATAAGCGCCTTTGCCACTATCATCGACCCGATATGCAATATCGCCGAGGACGCGGAAACGCGGGAACTGTACAAGAAGGAGCACTGCCCCGAAGGCCGCGACGAGAAGTCCTATATGCTCCAGCAGCTTTTCAAAATCCTCAGCAAGCATGAGGATGATTTTGCGGCCATCATGGCCGTCTGCTACGAGACCACGCCTGAAGAATACAAAGCAACCCTGAGCTATGCTCAGGCGCTGAGTGACTGGGCAGACCTTATTTCAGATCCGGTGTGGAAAGCTTTTTTTATTCAGGCGCGGAGTGCAGAAATACGTTCTGGCTCTGCGCAGGAGAATATAAAGGCCCATCAGACCTGAAGCTTATAAGCCGATACGCACAGGCCAGATACAAGAAGCATAGCGATGATGAAATATACCGGCATTACATTGCTGACGCCCTGTATGCGCTGGACCGAGGGAACAATATGCACTTGTCCAAGCGGTACAGCGAGACGATAGCGCCGGGGCCTGCGGAAACGGACATTGACCCGCAAGAGATTGTCAAACGCGTGTGGGCAAAAATACGCGGAGAGGAGTAACCCGTGAACGTATTTGAATTATTTGCAAAACTGAGTGTCAACACGGGAAACTTCGATAGTGACCTCGACAAAGCGGCGAAATCCGTTGACAACTTTGGCGACGCGACAAAGGACATGAAAAGCGATTCCGAGAAAGCGGATGCGGCAGTCGACAAGATGGCTGACGCAGTTAGCGATGCCGGTACTGAAGCAAAGCAGGCAGACTCGGCAATGGGGCAAGCAGCAGACGGCATTAAGGACGTCGGAGACGAAAGCGGTGACGCTGCGGGCGGGCTGGACGATCTCGCGGGAAAGTTCACCGAAGCAGCAGCAAAAGGTAGCCTGATAGCGTCAGCTATTGAAGGAATATGGAATACTGTAAAGAGCGCGGCGGAAGCAATCTGGAACCTCGATGAATCGACAGAGGATTTCCGCGTTGCTATGGGCAAACTCAACACGGCGTTCCAGACAGTAGGTTATTCCAGCGCGGCGGCCAAAGGAACATTTACCGAGTTTTATAAAATCCTTGGTGATGTCGATACGGCCACAGAAGCCTCGCAGCTGCTTGCAAGGCTGTCCACAAATCAGCAGGAACTGAGCCGGTGGACGACAATTGCGGCGGGTGTCAACGGCACCTTCGGCGACTCTCTCCCTATAGAGGGGCTTATTGAAGCTTCCAACGAGACGGCGAAGGTCGGCCAGGTCACGGGTGTCCTTGCCGATGCCCTTAACTGGGTCGGCATTTCAGAAGACGATTTCAACATCAGGCTTTCACAGTGCGCAGATACACAGGAGCGCACAGCACTGATTACCGACACACTGGCCGGAAAGTACAACGATGCTGCGTCGGCGATGTATGAAAATAATGCGGCGGTCATTGCGGCGCGAGAGAGCCAACTCAGGCTGCAGAGCGCGCAGGCAAAAGTCGGCGAGCAGACCTCACGGCTGAAGACGGCGCTCAGTACTATCTTAGCGCCCGCGATGCAGGACATACTCGGGCTCACAGAAAAACTCGTAGCAGGAGCTGCAAACCTTACCGAGAAGTGGGCACGGGTCGTCGACAAGATGGAGCATCCGATTGATACGGATGACATCGAAGAAGCCCGGAAGCAGCTTGAAGCCATGAAGCGCTCCTATGACGCTATCCTGAACTCCAGCATGGATGAAGTGTCCAAGGGCGAGGCGCTGGGGCTGAAAGGCGCTGAAATCGAGCGGGCGACGGCGCAGCTTGAGGAAATGGAAGCCAAACAGGCGGACGTAGCGAATGCGGCGAACGCTGCGGCTGACGGCCTTAATAAAATGACGGTCAGCGCAAACGGTTTTTCTGTGGAGCTCACCGGCGTGAATATGACGGTCGAAGAAGCGACAGAGCTTCTCAGCACCTACACAAGCGCGGCGACGAATATGTTCTCACAGATCAACACCGAGAGCGAGCTGTCGTACGCACAGGCGCTTGAGAATATGCAACACAATATCGACGCCACGAACCAGTTTTCAGAAAACATGGCGCAGCTTGTCGGCGTGCTGCCGCAGGAGCTGGCCGATATGCTCTTTGCAGGTGGCCCCGAGATGTATGCAGGTGTCGTTTCTATGCTGGCCGAAGCGAACGCAGGCAGTGAAGAAGGGCTTGCGGAGCTTATCAGGCTTTGGACAGAAGGCGGCGAAGCAGGGAAAAACGCATTCCTCACGGCTATCGGCATTCCGGCGGATGCGGAAAACCCAGCGACGCAGATTGCCCAAGCAATGAATGACGACACCAGCGCGGAAGAAGCCGGCACCGACGTCGCATCGCGCACCGCGGAAGCGGTAAAAACTGCGGTGTACTCTGGCGAGTTCCAGGGCGCAGGAGAGTCGGCCATGCAGCAGTTCATCAATGGCATGTGGTTCAAAAGCAGCGACGTTTACGCTGTTGCTGAGAGCATTGCCAGCACAGCTGCGGCAAGGATAAACAACGCCTTGTCGAGCATTGGCGCTTCCACAGGCGGCGGCAGAGGCCACGCAGGCGGCCTGGATTACGTACCCTATAACGGATATCCCGCAGTGCTTCACCGCGGCGAGGCTGTGCTCACGTCGCGCGAGGCGGATAATTGGCGCAAGGGTGGAGCGGGAAACGCTGCCGCCATGCAGCCAATTACTCTCAACCTCGAATTGAAGACCGAGCTTGACGGCGCGACCGTGGCCAAGAAGACTTACAAATACATACTCAAAGAGGCGGTCTACCACGGAGACCAACTGATCAAGGCTTAAGGAGGAGCGGGCTATGAACAAGGAAATCAAAGTGAACAACATAGACTGCTCCTCGATTTTTACCCGTTACGGGTATTCTGTGACTTACAAGAAGATCATGGGCGACGCCAGCGGCGATATGCTCGACGGGAGCACCACCGAGGACGTCATAGCGATTAGACCGGTAGTGACGTTCGGTTTCATGCCGGTCGACGAAGATAAGCTGTCTGCCTTCATCGCGAGCCTTTATAAGAATGACTACGCGCAGCTGTATTACTTCGACCTCCGCGAGCGGGCTTATAAAACCATCGAGACGATATACAGCGATATACAGGCCGGTCACAGGCTGACGGGCACCGATGGGAAAGACTACTGGTTCGCAAGCACCATAACGTTTGAGGGGAGAAGCCCATTATGAGAGCTATCCCGAACAAAGTAGTGATCGGCGATGAGGATGCGCCGATCCTGACCTTTTATAACGACAGCATTAAAAACGTGACCGAAGAGACGGCAGTCTCACTGATCGGCGATGAGCTGTTTATAGATCAGTTCGTTCCAGTCGTCAGCTACAACCTGCTAATCCAGTACATCCTCACCCCAGCAGATCAGGAAAATTACAACGGGCTTATATCTGCGGACGGCTACGTCCTCTGCAGTCGATATAATTACGACATTCGAAACATCCCCTACGGGACGCCGGTCAGGTTCTACGTTGACGGTAAGATCAACGGATTGTTCTACTGTAACACAGTCGACCGGCAGGGGAAGAACCTGTTCAAGATCAACTGTATGTCCGCTGTTGGCCTGATGAACCGGCAGCGCAGCAGGGGCGGCGTCTATACCGGTCAGCGGTTCGATGCTGTCCTTGCCGAAATCGTCGGCAGCGAGTATAGCTATGAGATTGAGCCGGATGTCGCGGAGCTTCAGGTGTTCGGCTGGCTGCCATACTCCACTCGCCGCAGGAATCTGCATCAGCTGCTTGTCGCCTATGGTGTAACAATCACACGGTCGGACACGGGCGGGATGCTGTTCACGTTCCTCAAGGCCATAGACTCACAGAAGATACCGAGCAGCCGCGTGTTCAACGGCGGTAGCGTTGTCTACGGCGAGCCCGCTTCAAGGGTCGAGGTGCTTGAACACGGGTACCACTATCTTTCAACGACGGAATATGAAGTGTTATACGACACGCAGGCCGAGACTGTAGAGAACGTGCTCGTGACATTTGACAAGCCCATATATGCACCGTCGTTGATGGTAGAGGAGGGCGGCGACCTCACGATCAGTTCATCCGGAACCAACTTTGCTGTGATATCTGGCACGGGAATCCTAAAGGGCAAGCCTTATGTACACACAGTAAAGCGGCTGACCGCTGACAATGGAGATGCCCTGACCGAGAAGATCGTCACCGTCGAGGAAGCGACACTGGTAACGGTGGCTAATTCTGAGAGCGTGCTTGCGAGACTGTCAGCCTACTACTTCCACGCGACGACTGTTCAAAATTCGATAATCGTCGACGGCGAAACGACCGGCAAGAGATACAGCTTCGAGAATGCTTTCCACGAGCCGACGAACGCTTTTCTCGCTAAGAAGTCCACCATGGTTTCAAGCTTTTTGAGGGCTGAATGTGAATGGATTCAGGACTACATGCCGGTAGCTGAGGGCACAGCTTTCAACAAGCGGGCTATCCTCGAACTGACGGATACAGAACAGCGCTGGGACATCCCGGACAGCGTCTACGAGAAAGACGTCCCGCAGATCCGCTGCGTTCTGATCGGCCGCGGGTCAGACGGCGCGAGCGGCGAAGATGGCGAGACAGGCGGCTACGGTAATGACAGCGAGGGCGGCCCCGGTGGCGCAGGCGGCAAAGGCGGCAAAGGCGGCGCAGGCGGTAAGGTGTACTCTGTAACTATCGACTGTAAAAACCTCGCGTTCATTCGGTATAAAAACATCGACGGGAACACCGTACTCTACGCCGCCGATGATATGTATTCATCGGCAAATGGCAACGCTTCAAGGTCTGGTTTCGTTGAAGTATTTTCCGGGGCGGTCTACGCACTGCCCGGCAACGACGGCGTTGACGGTGCAGACGGCGGTAAAGGCGGCTGTAACCCGGCTATAGGTGCTTCGCCGCAAAAAGCCGAAAACGGCAGCAATCTCGAGTATAACGGCACAACATACAAGGGCGGTAAGGGCGGCAAGATGCAGGCTGTCAGAGCGCGGAGCTATTCGACCGCCTATCACGAAAACATGACATGGCGTTTCGGCGGCAACGGCGGCGGCGGAGCTGCTGCCGGGGCGAATGGCCACGATGCAACAGACCTCACAGGCGGAAACGAGGACTATGAATGGCCTACAGGCGGCGCGGGCGCAGACGCTACAGAGACGCAGCCAACTGTCGAGCTTTATGGCTCTGGCGGCAACGGCGGTTCCGGTGGCGGAGGCGGTGGCGGAGCGTCAAATCATTACTGGTGGAATGACGTTTATACGGTGTTAATCTCCACATGGTCACACGAAGAATCCAACATCCCCGGCAACGGCGGCAAAGGCAGCGCCGGAACCGCCGGTTATAAAGGATGCCTCATAATTTACTATTAAGGCGGTGGAAACATGGCGACAAACACAGTGGCATATTTCGCACTATCTCAGCTGCCACAGGAAATAGACGACACCTTGACAGGCGCGGTCAGATTCAACGCTGAACAGGGTCTGTCTGAATCACAGAAAGCTCAGGCACGCGAGAACATCGGCGCTGTGCCGTTTGGAAGCAATCTCAAAATATTAGGTCATTTTGATACAGTTGCCGCGCTGCAGGCATCTGCACCGCAGAATGTCGGCGATGCCTATAGCGTAGGCACGGCCACACCGTATAACCTGTACATCTTCGACGGTCTCCGTAACGAATGGAAGGACTACGGTCAGATCCGCGCAGCGGATATCTCCGCGCAATATGTCGAGAATCAGGTGATAGCCGTATCGGCATGGACGCAGGATACTGCATCCCTCGCGGGCTACAGTTATAAAGCGCAGATCACGGTCAGCGGCGCGACGGGAGACGATTTCCCGATAGTGGCATTCAACCAGAGCGACGCAGTGAGCGGCAATTTCGCGCCGCTGTCGTTCTCATTTGACGGCTATCTTGAGATATGGGCTAAAGAAAAGCCGACGGCGGCGGTGACGATTCCCATTGCAACGATCATAGTCAATGGCGGCAACGGACGCGGTATCACCAATGCAACCGGTGGCATAACTGCGGGGAGCATAGGAACCGCAAGTCTTGCGGATGGCGTTGTAACAGCTCCTAAGATTGCAGACGGCGCAGTGTCACAGACTTTTACCGCAACGATAACCGCCGCGGGATGGACGGGCGACGCAGCGCCATACACAAACGAGGTCACTGTAACCGGCCTGACCGCTGATGACAATCCTTTCGTTGATATGATCGCGTCAAGCACCTTCGAGACCGCAGAAACCGAAATTGAAGCATTTGCGAACATTTACCGGATGGCCACGGCTGAAAATAAACTCACGGTCTACGCGGCAGAAAAGCCGACTGTTGATATCGCCATTCAAATTAAGGTGGTGAGAAAGTAGTGGGTGAAGCTTTTATAACGCGCAGGGGTGGTAGCGGTAACAAGGTCTTTGCCGTCATAGGCGTTACATATCCAGCTGGTTCAATTTGCACATGTTCTAACGGTAGCAAGACGCTGACGACCAGGGACACGAGTGGCAAGGCGATGTTTATTATCCCCTCTGCCGGAACGTGGACAGTAACGGCAGTCAGCGGCAGCAAGAGCAAGAGTAAAGCAGTATCGATCACCGCCGAGGGGCAGGTCGAGGTCGTGACGTTGATTTTCGAAACGATACTCTGGGAAGCAGGTTCTGATCAGAACACACCCTTAACGGGTGGCTTTGGAACGAACAACGCTTCTTATGCCTCCTATGTCACAGTGGGGGATAGCACTGTGACCATAACTGGTAACAGGACGTATTTCGGTGAGGGCAGTGACAATTGGTCATATGGCGGTAACTTTTATACTAAGAAGAAAGTGACCAAAGGTGAGTTCGAGTATTTCTGCGCAAATATCATAACAAATACTGGCAAGCAAACAGGCAATAAAGCGTGGCTTTACGCGGCAGATCAGTACAATTTCACTGAGGACAATACGATTACACGACTTGAAATTCCGGTCACTACTGGCGAAACAGGCGTATTCAGGATGCCACTGACTGGGATCACATCCGCCGTTCTCGGTATCCGTGTATACGGCCAGAACGACCTTCAAACTATCGTCACGGATAAGATTTGGCTTGAATAAGGAGGGGTGACATGAAAATCTACATCGATACACATGACGGATTCAAGTGTTATCTCACAGACTCTGGCGATCTGCTCGAATACGAAGAGCCTTTTTTCGACGGCAAATGTCCCGAGTTCATAGAGAGCTATCGTTGCAAGCCTGCTGGGTACAGGTGGGTATACGAAAACGGCGAATTTACCCGAGCGGATTGCAAGCTCATCGCTCCGTGGAAAGATTTAAGCGAAGCTTTCGCGGCGCAGGCGGCGCATGTGACAGCACAGAATGCACAGTATGAAGCGGCACTGACCGAGATTGAAGCCGCACTGGGGGTAACATCATGACCATCGAAGAACGGAAGAATGCTATCCTTGCCAAAATCGCCGAGATCAAGCAGGGTGGAACTGATGAGGAAAAGCAGGACATGCAAAACGCCTTGAACGTGCTGGGGGTGACGGTCAATGAGTAAAGGCAAATGGACGATAGCTGCGGAGGAAGTAGCCGCCGACACCAAGACCGCACTGCAAACGGTTTATGACGCGTTGAATCAGGGGCAGCAGAAGAAGATACTTAAGGACGCTCGGGTCAAGGCTCTATTCGACCGGTACGGCGTGGAGTATACGGAGAGAGGAGGTAACTGAGTAATGGATGATGAGAAAACCGACAGCGGCTTGCTGACGGAAGATGCCCGGGAGAGCGTAGACCCGACAGGGTGGCTGCTCTTAAGATTTACGACAGTAACATGAGGAGGACACCATGGGAATCATTGACAACGCCGTGGCCCGCGCACTGGAGATAGCAGCGGACGACAGCCACGGCTACGA